TGCTCCAGTTTCTTGGGTCTTAGTTGTTCGAATGATGTTGCTGTGGGTTGCACGACTCATGCACACACACAATTATGTTTTTGAATCAGCAGCAGCAATGAATGCTCAAAGTGACGACTGGGACATTTTATTTCGCTATTTGACTTATTTTGGGCGTGAGCGCATTGTGGCTGGTGATTATAAAGGATTCGATACTGGCATACATGCTTATGCAATTATACGTGCGTTTTGGGTTTTAATCCAGATCGCTCGAGAAGCTGGTATGACACCTGAAGAACTTCAAATAATATATGGTATTTCTGTTGACACAGCCTACAATGTGGTAGACTGGAATGGAACTATTCTTCGATTCATGGGAGGTGTTCCTTCGGGACATCCATTAACGTTGTTGATTAATTCTATTATAAACAGTCTGTACATGAGGTGTGTTTACATAGAATTGAATCCAAATCATGAGGCTTATTCATTTAAGAAGAATGTGCATTTAATCACGCTAGGTGATGATAACGTGGCAGGCGTTTCAGTAACAGCTGAGTGGTTTAACCACACTGCTATACAAGAAGTTTTCTCAAATGTTGGTATAATGTATACGATGGCTGATAAAACTTCTGAGAGTAAACCGTTCATTGATATAAGCGAAGTTACTTTCGCCAAGAGAGGGTGGCGTTTTGATGAAGAATTGCAGCGTCATATGTGTGTTCTTGAAGAAGCTTCAATTATGAAGAGTCTTCATTGGCGCAAAGATTCGGGTCAGGTTTCTGACAAAGCGGCGGCTATCGATGCCATAGCTGGTGCCATGAGGGAATATTGGTATTATGGAAGAGACATTTATGAAAAGAAACGTGTTCTCTTCCAAAATTTAATACTTGAAATGGGTCTTGATCCATATGTGGACTCGACAGTTTTCAGAAGTTATGACTATTGGGTCCATGTTTATTTTGCGCGATCCGAGTCAAAAAATCGGACGTATTTCTGGCTCAAGGATGTGAGATATCTATCTAAGAGTGAGATACCCGGCCTGCGGGAGGAGGTCGTTGAAACCAAAACATCCCCGGAAATCATATTTACTGCTCGCGAATTAGAGGGAGCGACGCTAGGAAGCGAGAGCATGGATGATTTCTGTAACTTACCTGGGCGGTCCCCGAAATCTCCTAAAAATGGAGAAGATGCCGGTTGGTCATCAAACAAAGAAGCTATTGCTACCAGGAATTGTGTTGATCCTGGTAGTGAAAACTTATGACACAGCAAAAACAATAAAGAAACAAAAACCGAGGAGGGTGCAGCTGCAGAGGCAGATTGCTGCGCCTATTTTCCCTACGAATTTGCCCCAACAACCCGTGGAAATCAGATCCGCGGAAACGACGATGCAAGAGCCAAGCGAGACGCGTTTGCGCGTTACATCTTGGCGAACCCTGAAAAGATTGAAGAACTTTTTAGGGTCTATCAAGGACTTAGTCATAGAGAAATTTTCACACCTCAGTCGGAGGAAACGACGGAGGGTCGTATCGAGAACGCCCCTGCCGAGTCCCACGAGGAGGAGACGTTGATTTCTTTCTATGACGAAAGTACTGGAGGGAAAGGCACGATGCCAGCAAACATGAGAGTAGTTTATGATATCACAGAGGAAGCCGTTGGGCTCCAAAAGTGGTTTAGTAGACCTCTCTTGATTGATACGTTTACTTGGCAAATTGCTGATACTTTGGGTACTAACCATGAGATTAATCCCTGGTATTTATTCTTCAACAACGCTGCTAACAAGTATAAGCTGAATAACTATGCTTATCTTCGATGTAAATTAAAGATTAAGATAATGGTTAATTCAACTCCCTTTCTGTATGGGGCTTATTTAGCAGCTTATGCACCATTGCAGGATACAACAGTAAGCCCAACAACTCCTTTTGGAACAGGGATTACTACTGGATCATCAAATCAGGAAATTATACACTTGTCACAATTGCCTAGTATATGGATCTACCCTCAAACTCAAAAGGGGGGTGACCTGGAATTGCCTTTTCTATATAATCAGAATTGGCTCCAGACCATAAATTCAAACTCACAATTTCAGCAAATGGGAACTATCAAGTATGAATTAGTAGTTCCTTTGCAGAGTGCCAACGCCGCTGTAACAGATGGCGTGACAATAAACACATTTTGTTGGGCAGAAGACCTTGAATTGTGTGGCCCATCCACTGTGATGGCTTTCCAATCTAAGAAGATGACTGTTAAGCGTAAACCAAAGGATGAGTATGGTGCGGGACCAATTTCAACACCAGCATCGGCTGTAGCTGCATTAGCAGGAATGTTTCGTGATTGTCCAATGATTGGACCATTCGCAACTGCTACTGAGATGGGTGCTAAAGCTATTGCTGGAGGGGCTGCAGCATTGGGTTATACCAATGTTCCAGTTATTGATGATGTACATGCTTTTAGACCACATGTGAATGCAGGATTTGCAAACGCGGAGATTGGTTTCCAAGAGGAGAAACTAACTATTGACCCTAAAAATGAATTAACTATAGATGGGTCGGCAGTTGGATTTACAAGTATGGATGAATTGAATATTAAATATTTAGTAACTAAGGAATCGTATCTTGGACAATTCACGTGGACCCAAGCTGTTGGAGAAAATGCTGGTTTGTTTCTGTCAACTATTTCACCAAGTGGGTACATAGGTGTGGACCCGACAACGTTTTCATCAGCTTCTGCCATTTATTCAACTCCCATGGCATACTTTAGCCAGTTGTTTCAATACTGGCGGGGAGATATAATTTTGCGGTTTAAAGTAATAGCATCGCAGTATCACAAGGGTCGTGTGCGAGTTGCATATGATCCATCAGGTGACGCCGCGAGCAATATTGTGATCGCGGATTCGACTAATGTTGTTTATAGTGAGATTTTTGACATTGGCGAAACGGATGAGTTTGAGGTCAGAATTCCATATATGCAACCGCTCGAATGGAGTGGTTTGACAAGTTGGAATTCAAAGCTAACTACAGCTAATGCTTATAATGTTTTTAACTCTTCTTGGTCTTTCGCACATGTGTCCAATGTTACTAATGGGACACTGGTCATGCATGTGATGAATGAATTATCAGCACCAACTACGGCAGCGAAAGCATATGTCTTAGTTTTTGTGCGTGGTGCTGAGAACCTTGAGTTCGCGGGTCCATCACCATCATTCAGCTCTGGTGGGAACAAGCTAACGTTGTTCACACCACAATCGTTGGAGACAATTGAGACAGTTATGGGTAAGCCTTCGGTTGCTAAACCAGAACGATATTTAACGAATTACGGCGAAGGATATGTATCATTGAGGCAAATCCTAAGGAGGGTTACAAGAGAGGGTGTCATGGCTAGTGTATTACCTGTAGGTAACCTTAATTTGGTTTATAGAGTCATGACGAGATACCCAATGTCGTATGGTTTTGATCCAAACGGGTTGTTCTATGCAACGAAACAAATAGGATCTGGTTCATATAATTTTACTTTTAATAGTCTGCACCCTATTACGTGGGTGCAATCGGCTTTTCTTGCTACAAGAGGCTCGACTATTTGGTATTTTGATGTAGATAACACTATTGGATCAGTTAATTTTACTGGGAAGGTTCCTTCAACTACGTTTACAGTTAATAGGTGTCCGTCATCGCAATATGCGATTTATGCACCTGCATGGACTAGTACAGGCGTTGGAGGCACAGATATGAATCAAATGTGTGAGTTTTTTAGGATAAACCAAATGTCTGGTTCGACCGGTTTTTCAATCACCGATCAGCGAGTACAATCAATGCAAGCGGTAGTTTTGCCAAATTATAGCAATTATTTGTATAATGGCACAGCTCCCACTACGGCCTCAAAAGCCAGCACAATTGATGGAGGGCAAAATGACTGTTTTGCAGTTGTTTACGAAGTAAATGATTGGGAGAGTTCTTCTGAGAGCATGGCCACATACTTAACATCGTATTGCGGGATTGGAACTGATTATACAGTGATGGGCTTTTTACATTGCCCAACAGTGTATTTGTTTAATTCAGCTCCTGCTTACGTTTGAGAGGCGGGCTCTCACCTTGGTCCAGGTTAAAGGCCATCTTGACCAACACCGTATGTCTTTAAACTGTGGTGCGTATGAGTTACGATAAACTCACCCCTTATCCCTGGGGGAAAACAGGGGGTTTACTTCTTTGCGTCTACGTGTTGTAGGTCGGAAGCTATGCGACTTACAGCAATTTGTGGGAGGCACAACTGACGAGCCAATCAGCGCAGGTGCGCGTTGAAAGACGATAAGATTAGTTTTACCTTAAAACTAAGAGTGTGATTGCTTAACAATCACAGCAGAGTGGGCGTTGTTGCCCCCTCGAGCCAAAATGATATAGATGCGGTCTTTATCATCCCGAGCATTAGCAGAGGGTTCTAAAACATGCCGCCAAGAGTATTGCTGACTTTAATGTCAGGTAGAACGAAAGTTTTGTACTAGTGGGGGCATCCTCACTGGGAAATTTTTAATTTCGTACTAGTCGCAATCTTTTAGGTAGCATTGTAATATAATCGCAG